CCCTGCTGATTCTAGTTTTACAGAACCAACCTATAATAATTTCTAAAAATCAAATCTCAATTTAAGTGTAATAATTAGTTATGAGCTCACATGAATGGACACCTAGCGATCTTAGCTCTTTGTGCGCATGGATTGATGCCAGTGATAGCTCTAGCTACTCAAGAAGCGGAACATCATTATTGTCAGTTACTGATAAAGCAGGTACATACACTTTAAATGTAGCTGGTGATCCAGAAACTAACTTATCTACACAAAATGGATTAAATGTGTTCGATTTTGATGGTAATGGTGATTATCTACAAAGTACAACTTATTCATCACAAGTATCAAGTGGTAACCATTGGGCAATCGGTGTATTTAAATTTAAAGGATCGAATAGTACTAAAGATTCTCTTTGGAGTTATGAAACAAACGCTACTCCAAAAAGAGATTATGCAGTAAGTTCGTCTGCTCATAATAACACATGGCCTGGAGAATTAGATTTAGATGGATTATCTTCAGATAGAATTAGCTCTACTATTGGAAATACAGAAAGCTGGAGCTTAGAAAGTTTAACACGAAATCAATATCATATTGTTGCTGTTTGGTTTAATAAAACAGGAAATCAAATCGGTGCTAGAGTAGATGGCTCAAATGCATTTACTCCAGTAAACGATTATGACAACTCGTTGCAATCAAATCAAGAATTGAGATTGATGAGAAACAGAGCATCCGAAGAATTAGATGGTCAATTGGGAGAATTTTTTGCAGTTAAAAGTATACCTGGCACAGGAGGGACTGATTTAACTGATTTAATAAAAGCTGAAGGTTATCTTGCACACAAATGGGGACTAGAGAGTAGTTTGCCCACATTGCACCCTTATAAATCTTCTGCACCAGCAGATACTCCTACTCCTACTCCTACTCCTACTCCTACTCCTACTGCCAGTTCGACTCCGACTCCGACTTCGACTCTAACCCCAACAGTTACCGTTACTCCGACTCCTACTGTTACTACTACTCCGACTTTTAATTTTCCGAGTATTGATAAATTGCTTTTAGTCAGAAAGGGAGAAAGATTTGCAAAAAGTCAGAATGGCAAATTTATAGTCAAGCAAATTTCTTCTGATTCTGATCTATCATATGGACAAATTGTACTGCCACATTGGGAATTGAAAGCTGAACAACCTCGTGGTGCTTTTTATTCTGAGAATTTAAAAATAAAAAGAAATTCGGATGTTGCTGTGGGAGATCGAGCCAATGATGATGCCTCAGTAAGACCTGTTTAAGAAACACTTCCTGAGGGTGTAAATGCTCATGTTAGACAGCCTAGTCAATTAGTTATTGGAGAAATCCAAAAAGCCATGAATGTATTTAGTAATTTGGTTACAAATAATATGCCTTGCTTGGAAAGTATGAAATTTGAATATGTAGATTGTGCAACCCAAAGATGCTACAATGAAGATTTAGATATGAGTATTAATTTCGATCTAGACCGTCCTGGAACAATGGCGACTCAAAGATATCGACTTGGTAAGGAAAGTGACAACGGTACTCGTCCACGTATAAGCATAAATCCAGACGAGATGGCTGATTTTGTATATAGTCAAGAAAATGCATTCAATTATTTCTTTGACTTGCTTTCTGAAAATCCTTCTTATAAGCGTTTTGAGCTTGACTTTGACTCTGGACTACAAAGGGATACTGGAGAAAGATACCCCCTTTGTAGGACTTGGAGACCTACATGCTCAAACTATACAACTACATTTTTAAATAATCCAGATGGCACTCCTAAATGTGTAAAACTTTCAATAGATGAATGGAAAAGAATTTGGACAGGTCAAGGATATACTAATAACGATTGGAGGAATGGTAAACTAAATCAGGCTGGAGGCTTATTAAATATGCCCTTACAGGGAGGAGATAAAGGCAAACATTCTTTGATAGATGTTATGGTTCATGAAATGTTTCATTCTTTAGGTTTTTCGCATAGATATACAGACCATTATTGTCAAACCCCTGTACCTGAAGGAGAGCCATTGTTTAAAAGTGTTGGAGGGATAATGGGTTGTCATTTACATGACAAACAGATACAGACAAGGGATGCCGAAAGGCAAGAAATATTTTTTGATGAAGATGGAAATGAAATAACTAAAGATCTTAATGGCACAACATTTGGTTCACTTCATGATAGTCAAAGTTTCGACCCAAATCAATATCCTTTTGTTGAGTACGATTGCGACAATCAGAGCTTCTTTAAAGAAGACGGCTCAACATCAGGTCTCGGCATGGATGATTATGCTGATATATCAGATACGTTTTTCCCAGATGGCGACCAGTACAATCCTCTTAAATGTGGATGCGAAGATTCATCACTTTTTGATTGCGACGAATAAGTAAAAAGATTATTGTATATATGTGATTACTTTTATTATCGCATACAAAAAAGACTCAGACAGAAGAGAATCAAATTTATTTTTTTTAAAAAAAAAATTAAAAAATTAAATCTGGATTATTTTATTGCAGAACAAAGATATGCAAAAAAAGAAAAGATAATTCAAACTTCGGATGGTTTAGTTTTATATTCAAATCAAGATTTTCAGAAGTCGAAGCTTTATAATATATCTGCAAAAGCCGTCAAAACGAAATATATTTGCTTCCTTGATGCTGATGTAATTCTTGATTTTAATTTTATTTTAGAAAATCTTAACGATCAAGATTTAATTCGGCCTTTTGATAAAGTTATTTATTTATCTGAAGACCAATCCAATAACTATATAAATAAATCTGAACTTCCGCAATCCGATTATTTTGAAGATGACTATTGGGGGAAATATTCTATTTTAATTAAAAAAGATTTATTCAATAAAACTGAAGGTTTTGATGAAAGAATAAAGGGTTGGGGCTGGGAAGATTTGGATTTTGTTCACAATAAACTTAAAAATAGAGAACCTTATGTAATAAAATCAAATGGATATCACCTTTGGCACCCCAAATCAAATAAGCAAATGGAGAGAAAAAATTTTTTCTTTTATAAGGAGAATGCATCTTTTAGAAAAAAATTATCTTTTTGCACATCTATTAAGAATAGAAAATTTCAAATAGAACAGACTTTACAAAAAAATATATCAGATAATATAGAAAATTCAGATGATATAGAATTCACCATTTGCGACTTCAATTCAAACGACAATGTATCAGAGTGGGTTATTAATAATTTTAAAGACCATCTCCAAACAGGCTATTTAAAATTATTTAAAATTTTTGATTTCAGATATTGGCATGCATCAGTAGCTAAAAATACAACTCATTATTTATCAGAGGGAGAGATTTTAGTCAATTTAGATTGTGATAATTTTACAGGGAAAAACGGTGGAAAGTATTTGATAGATCTTTATGAGCAAAATAAATCTATAAATTTTTGCCATCAATGGTGCAGGAAAGATTGGTTCAGTGGAAATTATGGAAGAATATCATTCAGAAGGGATGTTTTTGAATCGCTGGGTGGTTATGATGAAAAATTTTCAGGAATGGGCTATCAGGACACAGATATTTTAAAAAGAGCAGAGATTATGTATCCAGATTCACTAATTAATTTAAGTGAACAGACTTATAATAATTGCTTATTTAACGATAAAGATCTTTCCATAGCTAACCTTGATAAAAAACAAAAAGATAAAGGATTTTTTCGGATCAATAGTGAGAATGAATCTTTATCCATAGCGAATATTAATTCGAATAAACTAACTGCAAACAACGGAGTTTATGGAATTAGATTTGAGGTCAGGTATTTTGATTGTTCTAAAGACAAATTTCATCCTGTTTGCGCTTGACTTAAGTTATTATCAAACTTATAATGTTATGCTTGAAAGCTTCAGCCACAGAAAAAAAACAAATCATTTCAAAAATAATAGATGTGCCAAAATACGAAAAGAGGCTATTCTGGAATATACAATTCAAGTTTTTAAATGATTTATATAAGATATATCCAGATTTCTATTTTTGGAAATTATTGCGATTTAATAAAAAGTTTGAAAGTATGAATTATTTCTTTTGTGAACACGGGAAAGAGATACTTCATAAAAAGTTTATGGAATATTCTTACATAATTCCAGAAAAAGATAAAATTATTATCGGCAAAAAGTGTGGCAAAGATTACATATCAAAGAAAAAACCATCAACAATTAGAGATTTTTTAAATTATGAGTGAAACATTAGATCAAATAAATAAATTCTTAACAGATAAAGATAATGCAAAATATCACTACAATAGCTATAAAGAAGATGATTATAAAATTTCTTCAGGTAGTTTAAATCTTGACCTTGCTCTTGGCGGAGGCTTCCCCTCTGGAGCTCACAGGTTTACAGGAATTAATGAGGGCGGTAAAACTAGTTGTGCATTAACTGTTGCAAAAAATTTCCAAAAACACTTCGATAAAGAGGGTATGATTGTTTATATAAGAAGTGAAGGTAGATTGTCCCCAGAGATCTTAAAAAGATCAGGTATAGATACTAATGAAGAAAAGTTTTTCAGGTTTGATTGTAATATTTTCGAAAAAGTTTTTCAACTAATAAGAACTTTAGTGGAAGATAACAAAGAAAATAAAAAGTATTTATTTATAATTGATAGTGTTGATGCGTTATGCAGAATAGGGGATTTTGATAAACCTTTTGATGAGAGTGAACAAGTCGCTGGTGGAGCACTAGTCACATCAGTATTTTTAAAAAAAATGGTTTTACCTATAACCAAGATGGGACATATGATGATTTTGACCTCTCAAGTTAGAGTTGAGGTTGCCTCAAACCCTTATGCAGCTAGGGGCGGACCAAAGGCTAAACAAGCTGGGGGAAATGCTGTAAAACATTATTCTAATTTCATTTTAGAATTTCAAGAAAGATATTCCAATGATATTATTTTCCCGAATCCAAGCGCATCTAAATTAGAAGACAAAGGTAGCCCTATTGGGCATTATTGCAAAATTATTTTCAGAAAAAGTGTTAACGAAAAAACTGGTGCTGTAGTAAGGTATCCAATTAGATATGGTCAATCTGATGGTAAAAGTATATGGGTAGAGAGAGAAGTTATAGACATGATGAAGCTATGGGGCTATATAGAACAAAAAGGGGCATGGATATCTTTTGATCAAGAAATACTTAATGAATGCAAGGAAAAATCAATAGAATGTCCTGAAAAAATACAGGGAGAAGCAAAATTAGTAGAATTTTTAGAAGAAAATGAGAATTTTGTTAATTTCATTTTACAATATATAAATTCAAATTTCTAATATGGCTACAAAAAACAAACCTTCGAGAAAAAAACAACCAACCAAAAAAGCTCCAACTAAAAAGGCTGGAGATATAATGCTTTGTAAGTGGCAGGGCAGATTTGGTAACAGAATGCATCAATATGCATATGCATCAACTTATGCAAATAAATTTAATTTAAATTTATTTCTTCCCTCAGAGTGGGAAGGTGATAAATTATTTAAAGGTTGTGGTCATAAACAAATAGCCGACGATGATCTTAGATTAAAAGTTAATCAAACTCTTCCAGAATTCGATAATGACGACTTTAGAAAAACCGCCGTCGAAGAATATTCAAAAAAGACAAAAAAAGAAATGACTTTTTTCAATCCTTACAACAAAAAGGAAACATATTTTGGCAAAAAAAATGTATGGTTTACAGATATTTCTTGCTATCAAGAAGAAATTTTTAAAGGCATGAGCATGAGGTTTCTATCTAAGATATTTGAGTTCAAAGATGAAATTAAAAATCTTGACATATATAAAAGATTAGAGGACAGGCAAGGCACTTATGATATTGCTCATTTAAGAAGGGATGATATTTCAAACCCAACTTATGAAACTAATTTCGGTTATTCTGTTGTTTCAAAAAATTCTTACGAAAAAGCTTTTAAAAAGTTTGGTTATGATCCTAATAAGATTGAATGGACTACAGATGATTGGTCAGGAAATTGGGGAGTTGGCTCTCCTGAAGAAAATGATTGGTTTACCAGAAGGGGCGGATGGCAATACCCTGTTGGATCCGAATATATGCAAGACATTGGTTTCGATTGGCTTCCAGACTTTTTAAGAATTTATTTCGCTCGATCTGTATTTCGGGCTAATTCCTCATTTAGCTTCTGGGCATGTCAACTTGGTAAGGTAAAAAAAGTTTTTGCTCCCGTTTTGCATAAAAGAAATGTTTATTCTGGAAGAAAGGGCAGCGGATTAGAGACTGATTTTGAATATACAGACAGTAATAATCCTCATTGGTTAATGACAACAGAAGAAGAATGTAGTAAAATTATTATACCAAAGTGAAAAATTTTTTTGATAATAATTATTTTTCAATAAATCTAGGTTCTGTTAAAAAAGAATCTGAAAAAAAAATTATTAGTTTTAGTGTTTACGGAGAAGACAGGAAATATTCTATAGGTGCCATAAAAAACGTAGAATGGGCAAAAAAATATTTTCCAGATTGGATCTGTAGATTTTACTGTTCAGAAAAAGCTAATGATCTAGAAGAACTAGCCGAAACGGATAGTGAGGTTTTAATTGTAGAATCTGATATTCCCCCTATGTACTGGAGATTTTTCTCTATAGATGATCCAGATGTTTCTTGTATGATTTCTAGAGATACAGATTCTTTAATGAATCCTAGAGATTATGCCGCCGTTAAAGAATGGCTTGATAGCGGAAAAACTATGCATTTAATGCATGATTGCCCCTCTGGGCATTACTCTCCAGTAATGGGGGGTATGTGGGGAATAAAATCTCCATTGCATTTTTCTATGACCGAAAAGATTTTTTCCTTTTGCGAAAGGAAGAATTTTAGATTTAGATATTCTCAAGATCAAACTTTTCTAACAGAACAAATACTTCCTATCTTTAAAAACGATAGCATAGACCATCATTTTAAACCAGAAAAAAGCCACTCTTCTCATGCGGTTCCTTGGCCTAAACATGAAGAAATGGAAATTGGTAGTTTTGTTGGTGAAAGGATATCCTTTTCCGCCTTAGAGATAAAAGATCTTAAAAATAAGAATCCTGATTCTAAAAAGTTGTTTGTGATGAATCATCAAGGAAAAGCTGACTTCAACAAGGTCAAAGATATTATCATTGAACTCGCAGATAAAAATGAAGAAGTAGTATTACCTTGTAAAAAGGGTGTGTTTAGTCACTTAAAAAAGATTTTCTCAAAATGTTCGAACATTAAATATGAAGAAATAGATTCGGACATAGGAGGTAGTTTAGTTTATAAAGATAAATTCCATAAAACTCATAGATTTATTGGTTTTGGAAATCATGGAGAAAAAATAAACGGAAAGAAGGGATTTAACCCAGAAAAGTGTCGTTTACAAGCAGGATTATCTTTAGAGCCAAATAAAGAAAAAGATAATACTAAAAATAAAGCTCTATTTCAGAGCCCAAGAGAACTTTCTAAAAAACTTTCTTCTGAAAGCGAGACTCCAAAAAAATCTTATCTAGATGATATGCCTTTGGTAACAGCTGTAATAGGCACATTTAACAGGTGGGAATTCTTATCAAAAGCTATAGAAAGTGTAAAAAATCAAACATATAAAAATTTAGAAATTATTGTTGTTAATGATGGATCTACAGACGAAGATTATTCAAACAATATTCCAGATGGTGTCTTGTGGGTAAATTTGCCAAAAAATTCTGAAATTATTCATGGATTTAGATGTCGATCCTATACATATAATTATGGAATTAAAATCGCTAGAGGAGAATATATAGCTTTTCTTGATGATGATGATGCATGGTACCCAACCAAGATAGAGAAGCAAATAATTGCAATGCAGAAAACTAAAAGCGAAATGAGCTGCACAGAAGCCGTACAGGGAAGAGGTTTGTTTGATCCCGAAAAAGATTACAACATTTACATGAAGGGAATGCAAAAAAGATTTGATAAATGGAATGTAAAAGAAAAGATTTTAAACTCAAAAGGCTATTCTTATAATAATGTTCCGTCCTTGTGGACAAAAGAAATTTTATCGATCCATAATTTTTGCATAGGATCTTCTGTTGTTTTAAAAAAATCTTTGTTTGACAAGGTGGGGTTGATGAATGAAACAAAGAGATATAAAAAAGGTCAAGACTATGAATTATGGAAAAGGGTTCTTTCTGTAACGGATTGTGCATTTGTTAACGAACCATTAACCTATTACGATCATGGACATGGGAATGGTAGACAATATTAATGAAATTTAAAACATTAAATGGTGCATTAAAAAGAGTTCCTAAAATAAGAAATTATTTAATTGATTGGGAAAAGAAAAGTAAAAGTAATATTCAATTTAACACTAAGCAATTTTTAAAAGAATATTGGTGTAATTCTGTTGTATTCGAAGAATTTCCAGTGGCTGGAACTAGATTGACTTTAGATTTCTATAATGCCACGAAAAAAATAGCGGTTGAAGTTCAAGGCATTCAACACAGAAAATATGTTCCTTTTTTTCATGGAGGAAATAAAATAAACCATTTAGATCAATTAAGAAGAGATAAGCAGAAAAGAGAATTTTGTGAAGCTAATGAAATAAAATTAGTGGAAATATATGAAACAGATATTGATAATAATTTATTAATTAAAAAGTTAAAAAATTTTTTATAGTGTAATATTAGTATAATGGCCGAAGAAAACTTAAATTTAAATGATATACCCAACTTTCAGATACCTCAAAGTTTTCTAGATCAATTATATGATTTTACGGGAGGCTCCGAAGGTAATGCTGGCTATGTTTTAACATATGTAGATGATAGTGGCAGAGCTATGGTTTATTCGAGAAGCAGTTCTCAAATAGTTGAGATGGGGTTAAGAAAAGCTTTGGAAAAATACTTAATTGAACTGGAAGAAGGCGAAATATCATTTGATATTCCAGAAGAATAAGCTTGCAACTGCTTAGATTATATATTATCATTGTTGGATGATATATAATTATGAACTAGAACAGCACTTATTGAGCGGCTTAATAAGGCACCCTGATGTTTTTTATGAAATTTCCTCATTCATAACTGAAGCGGATTTTTATTCAGAAAACACACTAATTAACAAATCTTTATTTTTTGTCTTAAAAGATTCTATTGAAAAAGGTGAGTCTTTAGATGAAATATTGATAGCTGAGAATATAAAATCCCTAGGAATTACTTTCGAGGAAGGGATAGAGCCTTTGGATTATATAAGAAGTCTTTGTATGAGAAAAAACTCCAGAGAGTCTGTTATCAGCACAGCCAAAGAGTTAAAAAAAATAACAATTAGAAGGCAAATTTCTGAAGCTGGAGTCAATCTCTCTAAGTCAATGAGAGGTAATTTTGATTCTTACGATGATATTATAAAAACCGCAGATAAAACTTATCATAATATCATAACTTCCTATGATTCAGGAGATAATACTCCTGAAAATTTATACGAACAGATGGAGGAATCTGTAGAGGAGAGAGGAAATAATCCACGAGAACAAAATGGATTAGTTGGTCCACACCAGAGAATTCAAGAAATCTATGGTTCCCTTTTAAGTCCAGGTAATATAACTGTTATTGTGGCGAGATCTGGAATAGGTAAAACTCAATTTTGTATGGATTTCTGCACAAAGACTGCGATCATGAATGATAATTTGCCTATACTTCATTTTGATAATGGCGAGATGAGTTTAGAAGAATTAACAATGAGACAATGTGCAGCGCTATCTGGAGTACAATTAAGCCTACTTCAAACTGGGATGTGGAGGCAAGCTGGAGATGATGTGGTGAAAAAAGTTAGGTCTGTTTGGAAAAAGGTAAAAAACATGAAATTTTATTACTACAACTGTGGAGGAATGTCTGTTGATGAAATGATAAATGTTTTGCGTAAGTTTTATTATTCTAAAGTGGGGAGGGGAAATCAAATGATTTTTAGTTTTGATTATATTAAAACTACATATTCTTTAGGTTCTTCCAATAAAAGCGAATGGCAAATTGTAGGTGAAATGGTTGATAAATTTAAAAAGACAATTCAAACAGATATCATTTTCGATAAAAAACCAGTAATATCAATGATGACAAGTGTTCAAGCTAATAGATTAGGAACAAGCAGAAACAGAAGTTCCGACAATATTGTTGAAGACGAAACTATTGTATCTCTTTCTGACAGAATTATGTTTTACTGTTCTGATATGTTTATACTTAGATCTAAAGAACCTGCGGAGATTGCTGAACATGCTCACTTTGGAACACATAAGTTAGTTCCTTTAAAGAATAGAGAACTGGGTCAAGATCCACAAAGAGCGATACAGCCAGTGAGATTAGCAGATGGGTCTTTGAGAAATAATTTTATAAATTTAGATTTTAATAACTTCAACATTACGGAAAGGGGAGATTTAGTTGATTTAGTAAACCATCTAAGAGTAGAGGGATTTTCTCCAGACGAAGATGGAGAAGATACTCTTCCAGGATTGTTTAATGAATGAAGCTAAAATAGAAGAAATACTAACCTCTTTAGGCTACAAGCTTCAAGATAGAGGTAGGTATTGGCAAACTAGTGCTATTTACAGAAATGGCGATAATAAAACTGCTCTACAAATATACAAGGATACAGGAATATGGAAAGACTATGTAGAACAAAGTGCTTTCATGCCTTTCGAGAAGCTGTTAAAGGTAACATTAAAAACTAATAGTGATGAAGAGATTGAAAAATACAAAATAAAAGATGATTTTTTTGAATTAAAGCATGCTAACTCACAAAAAAAGATAGAAATGGAAAAAACTTATCCCGAAACATGTTTAAAAAGATTACTTCCCCATTATAAATTCTACAATGACAAAGGTATTGACACAGAAACATTAAAACTTTTTAAAGCTGGTTTAGCTACTGAGGGTAAAATGTATCAAAGATTTGTATTTCCTATTTATAATCTAAACAATCAGATACATGGTTTTTCAGGTAGAGATATGGGACAATCTTCAGACAGACCTAAATGGAAACATATAGGGACAAAATCTAAATGGATATATCCTCATTTACTTTCTACTAATTATGTCACTAAAACTCAAGAAGTTTTTTTAGTGGAAAGTATAGGGGATTTATTAAATCTTTACCAAAATAATATCAAAAATGTTTTTTGTACTTTTGGCCTAGAAATACCCCCATCTTTAATTTCTTATTTAGTTGGTTTAAATCCAGAGAAAATTTTCATTTGTTTTAATAATGATGAGAATTCTAAATATAATTCTGGATACAATGCATGTCTGAAAAATTTTATAAAACTACAATCATTTTTTGATAATCATAAAGTTTATATACATTTACCGTTGAAAAATGATTTTGGAGACATGGAAAATTCAGAGATTGAAAATTGGTATAATTCCAGAAAAAACATAGACAAAAATAATTTAGATGTTA